CAATTGACTCGTCAAGAACAATGTCGTCTTGCTGGGCAGCAACTGCTAGGGCTTCTAGAGCCTGTTGATACTCTGGTGAGCCCTCAGTGGCTGTCTCAAAGGTTTCTAGGGCTGCCTCTACAAGTTGCTCTGCTTGTTCTGGGGTCAGGTCAGTTGGGACAACTTTGTCTAGTTCAACATCCATAAGGTCTTCAATAACTTCTGGAAGATTGGGGTCGCCCTCTGGCTCTGGTTCTGGCTCTGGTTCTGGAGTGTCTGCTATTACCTGCGCTTCTGACATAGCCTTGTTGAAATCATAAGAACTTGCTTCAACGGCTGATGCTTGAGAAACTTTTAGGTTTGTTTCTGCTGTCGTGGCCGAGGCTTCCATCTGTGACTTAGTGGCTAATGCTATAGATTCTTGGCCCTGGAAAGTTTGTAGATTTTGCTGTTCTGTGGCTAGTTCTGAGTTGGCTGTGTCCAATGCTGATTGAGCAGAGGTAAGGTCTGATTGCTTGTTATCTAGGGCTTCTTGTGCGTTATTGCGTAAAGTTATAGCATAAGACAACTCATCTTCAGCGTTATTCTTTAGTATAACTCGCCTTCCCTTCTCGTCAAGTTCTATCGCATAAGCATCTGCTTTAATTTGCGCGAATGTCAGTGCTTCGTTGTAAGATAACTGCGCTTCTTGTAGTGGGGGAAGCAAAGCAGGGTCATTGATAAGTGGGGCTGTTGGTTGACCTAAGTAAGTAAGAGTTCCAACAATGTGCTTATACCAACCGCCACAAGGGTCGCCCCAAACGCCATTACTGGCAGAAATGGTTATTGAGTTGCCTTGTAGGTTTGGAACTATATTTATTCCGCACTCAGGGCGGTCTTTGGCTTCGTAGCGTAGAGAACTAGAAATAAATACTGCTCCGTCAGGGGCTGTGTAAGTTTTAGTCTGTCCCTCGTTGATAGCGACATCTAAGGTTCCCTCTACAAGAACTGGCTCTGTGGTGTAGTAGGTTTCATAGCGGTAGATTGTTTCTTCTCTGTAAGTAATTGTGGTGGTAGTGGTAGTGGCAGAAAGAGTTGGGTTCTTCATTTCTGGACCGTAGGTTCCATACCAATACCCGCCATCAAGTCCTGTAAGAATAACCTTGTAAGAATAGACAGTTGAATTTGGATTTACAGAAACGCTTCTGGTTGTCCAGTCGTGCCAGCCCTGTGGTGAGTTGTAAGACGCTCTACCGTTTTCTATTCCGTAAAGGTCATAAGTTATAACCTCTATCTTGTAGGTGTCCTGAATACCCCTGTTAGCATCTTGGTTCTTTACATCTACTGAAAGAGTAAGAGTGCCTGTAAGAGTTTCTTGCTTAGTGTAGGAAACGCTTTGGCTCATATACGAGAACTTGACAACGCCTTGGTTGATAGTTGGCTGTGAGCCTTGAGCACCTGTCCCAGCACCAGACCAAGTCGTGTGGTCTAGGGGTGGAAGAATGTTTTCGCTTTGTTGAGTGGTTGTAGTTACTTCTTCAACAATTATGGTTTCTGGAATTACTCGTATGTGTTCTTTTTGGTAAGTAGGTGCTGTCCAACTAGGGTCAGGAATAAGCAGAGTGTCATAGTTTTGCTGTGCTTCTAATAGTGCTTGTGCTTTATTGCTGGTGTTGATTTGGGCTGTGCTGAGTTCGCTGAAAGCATTGTTGGTGATGTTTATTTGATTAGTCAGTAAAGCGTCAGCAGACGAGAGAGCCTGTTCTTTTGCTTGGACATCTGCCTTGACGACATTGAGATTAGTCAGTGAAGCGTCAGCAAGGGCTTTTGCTTGGTCTAAGTTGGTTTGTGCTGTGTCCCTTGTTGCTGTTTTATTATATACAGACTGCTGGGCTTCTTTGGCTAAAGACTGCTTGGCAAGATAGTCCTGAGTGGCTTTAGAAAGATTGACTTGTGCTGTTTGATAGACGGCTAAGTCTGATTTGGCTTTGGCTATCTTGGCTTCTAGGTCTGCTATTTTGGCTTTGATATTGGCTAAGGCTGTGTCTAGGCTTGCTTGTAAGGCTGGGTCTGTGGCTTCGGTGGAGAGAGTTGCTAGTTTTGCCTTGTATTGTGATAGTGTGGTTTCAAGAGCAGAAATGTCTGACTCTGTAATGATTGGAGTTGCTAATGCAAATCGTGTTTGATTCTTTTGATTGGGGTAGTTATATAGTAGGTGTCCTGACACCTTTTGGTATTGCCCTTGTTGTGGCTGTAATTCAGACGCTATTCCAAAAGAAGAAGTAGCCGCCTGAGCCATACAAACTGGCGTAGAAAGAAATAGCACTGTCAGAGCAATCTGTGGTGCTTTTCTTTTTTTCTTGTTTTTTGAGTGCTCTCCCTCACCCCTGTTTTTCGGGGTAAGCACAAAAATTCCTAACTACCGGGCGACGGCTGTCCGTGTTGATTAGACCAAACAACTTCACGAACATCTTCCAAAAGATTGAAAGACGCTTCTACCAATGCTTCGGTTTGAAGTAGTAGGTCTGCTTTAGAGTGTGGATAAAGTGGGTCAAGAAGTTGGTTATGAACCTCATTTATGACAGAAGTGGCTAATCTTATGCGACGCAAATTTGCTTCTACAAGAAGTTGATATTCGTCTAAGCCAGCCATAAATCAATTTTACCTTAGATTTTGTAAGCGATTTTTACTATACACATTTGGCTGACTTGTATAGTTTTTTGAGAAAACTATACAGGTTTTGTGGTCTTATATTATAGAAAAAATGGTGAGATACTGTGAGAAAAAATAGAAAAATAAAAAAGATTTGGGATAGTATCTAATGTATCTTTATTTTGGCCTATGTCCTAATACTATCGGGATATTTATATTTCTAAAAAAGATTTGCGATAGTATCCGAAAAGTGCTTTTTTCGGGATACTATTGGGTTTCACTAATTTATAAAAATGTTTTGCGATAGTATGTGCGACCTATCTATACCTAAAAACCTAACTGATTGTTAATCCTATACGCGCATGCATGTGTGCATGGGGGTGGCGGGAAACACAGTCAGATAGATAATTAGATAGGATAGGTTTTTTAGGTGTGTTTAGGTAAGATAGGTTTTGTTTTTGTGATAGCATTTTTTCAAAGCCGATTAGATAGAAAAGAGTTCAAATGAGTTTTCAAGGTTTAGACATTTCAGAAGAGCAAGCGTTCAAAGATTATATAAACATCAAGCGAGCAAATAACCGTGATGGCAGGATTTGTATTTGTGGTCATGGTATGGGATTTCACACTTTCATAGATGCTCGTGGAATTCATAAGTGTAATGCTCAAAAACAGAGTTGCCCTTGTAAGTCTCCAAGACCAGTTTTGCTGACCAACAATGTGAAGTCGTTTTTACATAAGACGATTGGTAGTGGTGGATTACACGCACTGACGCAAGGAATTGCTTCTGCTGTAAAGGGTAAGTATTTGGTTGAGTGGACTGTTGAACTGAAGTGCGACAGATGTGGCAATGAAAATGTTGTACCTTGTCCAGTAAGTCAGAACGGCAGAATTGTAAATGAAGCCACAGGATTTGATGTCCTGCTTTGTAGAGATTGTAGGGTTTCGCCATAGGCGAACAAAATAGTTGCCAAAAATAGCAAGCCGTAGATATAATTAGGTATGAACACCGAACATAAAGGAGTAGGTAGTACTATGACTAATTACCACACTAGAGAAGAACTCATAGAAGAGTTCAGAGAAGCACTGGCACACGAGTTTGAAAGTTATGACCCAGAATACGAGTGGAAACACGGTTTTACAATGTTTCCTAACCAAATTGGTAATTTCAGATTGGTGGTTGGCTTTGATGAAAATTACATTCCAAGAAGCGACCAAGAAAGAGAAATTAACCCCAGACCAAGACCTTGGATTGTTGGCTACAAAGACAGCATTGATGGGCGCATATCAATACACTCAGTTTGCCAAATTGCTACTTGAAATTTCAGACAAGATTGTAGAACTTGAAATTACAGAAGAAACTCCACGCCAAGCCAAATGTATGAGTTGTAATAAATTACACGACTATCAGCCAGAGAAATACAAAAAGACTAATGGCTATCCTGGCATGGTTACGCTTACTCCACACCTAGAAACAGATGTGGTCTATGACGGTTGTAGAGGCTGGGACTAATGAGCGACGAAGAACTGTTTAGACAGATTGATGATGCTTTCAATAACACTCCTGTTTTTGAGATAACTGTCAAGGGCGTTGACCACACTTTTAGGATTACATCTATGGGTGAATTATCAACAGAGAAACTTTTGGATTTTTTACTCCAAGAGGGTGAAGATAAATTTACTAAGATGTTGGATTTTATCGCTATGTCTTTGATAGAGCCAAAAGATATAGAACTGCTAAAGCAAATGAAAATGAAGCAAGCGTTAAAGTTCATAGAGCAGTGGGTAGAACTCAGCAGTGAAGAAACTTGGAAAAGCCTAGGTAGAGACGATGCCTAAGAAAATAACACTACAAACAATAAAGTTAGATAGCGAAATGGCTACCATTTGCGATTTGACTAAGTTATTCAGCAAAACTCAAATGTCCATAGATATGAAAAAAGTTTCTGCGATAACAAAAAACTTTCCAGATATCTATGCGTCAGTACTAAAAGATTTGCCAGACAAGTATCTCTCTCCTTTGATATTAGGAAGACTGAGTGCCAATGTTCATTGGATAAGTAACATGGGCTGGCATTGGACTTTTGAAACTATTTATGAAGACTACACTTTGAACGACGATATTGATATGACAGCAAAAGTAAGATTGGCTTTAGCAAGCAGATTAGATGCAGTTATGAAAAGGGCGATTGCTCTTTGCGAGATAGAGTATGACGCAGAATTCTACGACCCAGAGGATGTTTCAGTTGGAACACTATAATATTTTGATTGCCACTCCAGGAAAACTTATTCACGGTGAGTATGTAAAGTCATTGGTAGAAACTACTAAGTGGCTCAATCAGCGTGGGCTGACTTATAAATTTCTAAATGCTGGTTCATCTCTCGTTGCTCACGCTAGGGAAATGACTGCGATAGATAAGAAAGAATCAAACTGGGACACCAATGAAATTGGTTCTGGTGAATATACCTACGACAGAATTGTTTGGATTGATTCAGATATCATCTGGGGTCAAGATGCCTTTGAAAAACTAATTACTAGCGAACACGAAATCATCAGTGGTATGTACTACACGCAGATTGGTGATATGTCAGTTTCAGTTTCTAAATTCGCACCCGACGGTAAGAGCCCAATCAACTGTAAAGAATTAGATTTCTTTTTTGAAGACGAGCCACTAGAAGTGTTTGGAGTTGGCTTTGGGTTTATCTCTATGAAGTCAGGTGTCTTTGAGCGTATGCAACGACCTTGGTTCCGAATTGAAAGAATTGACCACCCTGCCAAAAATATAGTCCTAGATATTGGCGAAGATTACTCTTGGTGTATGAACGCAAGACGAGCAGGTTTCAAAGTTATGCTTGACCCAAGTATCAAGGTGGACCACATCAAAGAGGGCGTATGGCACCTGAAGTAATTGGAAGACCTAAGTGTGGTTTTTGTATGACAGGTAATCACGAGAACTGTAAAAAAGAGATAACCTACTACGAAAAAACTTGGGTGTGTGAGTGTCCTCATAATCAGGAAAAGAAAGAACAAGATATAAACTTGTCTGGTGATTAGTTATTCCATAAGACCTGTTGCGTCAAAAGACGCTAACCAGATGGTTATAGAAAATCACTACCTACATCGCCGAGCCAGCACTATGTATGCCTTTGGTCTTTTTGATGGCGATGAAATGCTCGGCTGTGTAATCTATGGAAAGCCAGCATCTCCCTCAGTTTGTGTTGGAGTTTGTGGCAAAGATGAATCGGCTAATGTTTTAGAACTCACTAGGTTGTGGATAAAAGATGGCACTCCTAAAAACACAGAGTCTTATCTCATTGGTCGTAGCCTAAAACTCCTGCCTAAGAACAAAGATATAATAATCTCTTACGCAGAGATTGGTGCTGGTCATATCGGAATTGTGTATCAAGCAACCAACTGGATTTACACAGGTATGTCTGACCGCCATGTTGAGTGGCGACTTGATGGAAAAACTGGTTCGCACTCTCGCCACATTTTTGACCAGCACGGTGGAGTAAATGGCGCAAAAGAATTTTATGGTGATAGACTTGAAAGACACGAGCGGCCGAGAAAGCACCGCTATGTATATTTCAATACAACTACCAAAAGAAGAAAAAAAGAACTGCTGGATAAATTGAAATATAAAGTCCAGCCATATCCAAAGAAAGATACACAAAGATGAGTTGGTTCAAAAACCTATTCGGTAAAAAGAAAAAGAAAAAGCCAGCGGCTTCTTCAATCGCAAGAGATGAAAAAGGTCGTTGGATTTACGAAGTCCCATCAGCAACTAAGCATGTGGCAGACCTACAACCAAGAGTTGTCTCTGAAAAAGTTTCTACAAAGTCAAAATCTTGTGGCTGTAAAAGCGGTAGCGTATGTCCTTGCGAAAAGAAAAAGGAAACACCAAAGGCTCAAATCAAGCCAGTTGCTAAAAAGCCAGTGGCAAAGAAGCCAGTTGCGAAAAAGACTCCAACACCAAAAAAGAAGTAATTTCCAAATCACTTTCTAGAATTAACCCCGAAAAAATCTCACCCTTGATTTTTCGGGGTTTTTTCTATGTTTGTAAATGAAAAACCCACCCCGGTCCCTCACCAGGCCCAAAATTTCGCCGAAAGCAGATTTCGCTAATAGCGTATAGTGAGAACTGTCGGAGCATGGCTTCGGCGGGTAGAGACAACCTTAATTTGCGAGCAACGCAAAAAGAATGGGTCAGGCGGGAAGCAGTCTCTCCCCAGTCTTCCCGTCTGGCTCCAAAACGAAGGACATCAGTTATGTCAGACGCTCTTGATAAAGACCCGTTTGCTAAACCCGAACTCGAAGCCCCCGACATCCAGATTGATACCCCCGTCAATCTCCGCCCAGATTTATCTCTCCACGGAATTGAAGAAACCGATAGGGGAATTTGTTTAGACACCTTTGAAAATAGACAGGCGTTGCGTCGAGCAAGATTCAATTGGCTTCCTGTCTATGCTGTAAACGGCGTTCCAACAGGATTGATTCAGGCACTCTCGCCTGAGATGCAAACTCAGCAACGGCTAATGTCGCTGGATGAAAAAGTTGCAATTCTTTCGGACCCTAATGATAAAAACTCTGATTATATAAACGGCTATGACTTGCTAGCCGAGTCAGCAGCAGACTACATCGCCCCGCCTTGGGTACTAGGAGCAACACGCGCTTGGGCAAAACAACAAACGCAGGGTCTGCATGGAAAAAAGGAACTCCCTCTTCCCCGTCGTTGTAAGGCAATCAAGGATGACGGTATCCGTTGCCAACTCTGGTCTGGAGGGCGTGGAGCAGATGACGGCCTATGTCGTGTCCATCTTGGTTCCTTACGCAATAAACCAACCGACTCAGTGGAGCGTGCCCGCTCTCGTCTAACTCAGGCTGCCCCANNNNCCCCAACCGCCGTCGACACTCTTGAGGAACTTATGAACTCGGCAGAGTCCGAACCCGTCAAACTCAAGGCGGCCTCTGAAATTCTTGACCGTGCTGGTATTCGTGCTGGTATTGACATCAATACCGATGTCACTCTTGATGTCCGCCCCGCCGCTTCAATCATTGCTGAGCGTTTGGAACGCATTGCTCAAAACGCTATTGAAGCCCAACGGCGTTTAGAACCAGAGACCGTTATAGTAGAAGAAACAGAAGAAGCAGAGGTTGTCGAAGATGACGCTAAATGAAATCATTGAAGAGTTAGTGGCGTTGACGGACAATCTTCACTCCGATGTCAAACTTGCTTCCACTCGTTTAGAACACATTAGATTGACGGCCAGAGCAAACGAAGCCACGAACTTATTACATAACCTTATGAATTTCCAGGATACAGATGACACCGAAACCAAAACCACCAACGGCGAGTAGTCTTCGGGAACGCTTCATAAATAAAGCATTAGAGCACACGGGCTACTATACAAATAACGGCATGGAAAATGTCTTTGCCCAGGGGCTGAACATCAACGGCAAGCCATGGAACGGATTGTTTATTGATGTCGTTGCCAGTGAAGCGGGTGTCCGCTTACCCGTAGCCCACACAGTCTCAACGGTTGCCCTCGCCTATTACCTGGGTCACGGTTTTTTCCATGTAAGACCACGGCGAGGAGATATCGTCTTTCTCCAAACATCAACGGCAAGCGAATTCGGCTCGCCACATATCGGTATTGTTCTGGACACTAAACGGCACGCCATAGACGGGACTATACAAACGGTGGAAGGTATGACCTCTAGCGGACTACCTAAACAACCACAGACACCTAACGGTGTCTATGTACGCACCCGTCATCAAACGGAAGTCATTGGATACGCAAGACCAAAATACAAGACGGCTAGCCCTTTGTCCCCAAACGAGAACGCACCAGTAATTACTCCTGCTCAGGTCCGCGCTGGAATAAAACATAAGAGCGTCGTTTTGGTTCAGTTAGCCCTCTCAAAAGTCACAGGCATCAAAGGCTTGCCAAGAGGACACTTTGATACAAAGACCAAACTTGCTTACGCCAAGTTCCAAAGAGACATTGGTTATGTTGGCATCTCAGCATCTGGCGATGCAGACTACAACTCGTTGAAACTGTTGGGCGAACTGACTGGTTTCTTCAACGCAAAGCCATAGCAGCAGCCACTGACATTCAAGATTTCTTAAAAAAAACTTAAATTTTATGCAATATCTATTGACAAATCCCAAAAATCGCTTTAGGATATGTCCCATATCCTAAAGTGCAAAACGATACAATTCCCCCGGAACCCCTGTAAAAACGGGGGTTTATTTTTTTGAACAAATTCCTTAAGTTATTTCATAAGACGGGATGCACGCGGCGGGCCCGCCGCATGGAAAAAACGATAACCCAGGGATAACGGCAAGTCTCCATCGGGGGTTATTACATAAGAACGGCAAGCACGCATCGCGGGAGGAGATGACGGCGAGCCTTCCATCGGGGTTTATAGCATAAGGACACGGTAAGAAGCAATGGAGCGAGAAGCAACGGCAAGCGAAAGGGGGTATAAGATAAAAAACATAACGGCAAGCCTTAGACGCAAAAAACGGCGAGCCATGAGCAGAAGAAAGAATAACGGATGACATTTGACGAGTGGTTGAGCATAGGATTCGCTAACGGGTGGGTTGGTGCACCTATATGCGAAACGCATGACGGGTTGCCTACATCAGAGGCAGAAGATAAAGAGTTTGAAGAGGGAGACCCTTGTATCCACATTTTGCGTCTCTACGACACACTGGAACACAAGATAGAGGTTGAAGAGAACCACGCTCCAAGCATCTGGCGTGCAACAAACATTGGATTAGGGATTTCTTCCACAGAATAAAAAATCACATAGTTTCTAATGTTTTATGATAAAAGTCATGAGACACATAGAAATCCATTTGATTGAAGAATCCAAAGATGTCATTACAGCCAATCAAGTTGGCCTGGAATGCGAGGCATCTGAAACTTGCGAAGAATGCTTTAAACAAGTAGGCGAAACCCCTGTAAGTAAGAAGTTTGTGCCATTCTGTTTCATACTTGATGATGAGGCTGAGTGGGTAGTTTGTAAAGACTGCGCCACCCCTGTTTTGTAGTCTCCAGGTCCCCATTTTTTCCATGCACGCCCATTTCCATGCTGACGCATGGAAAAAGTGCTAACCCACAAATCCAGAACCCCCGGAGTCCAGGCCCTTCATCTAACACATAAGCCTTATGTTTTTTCAGGGAGATGAGCCTCACCATTTCTGTTCGCTCTGGGCGAAATAAGTTTTTTTGACATTTTGGAATAAATGACGAACACTTGGTGTTATAGTCTGTGTATCAACGAAAAACACTCCCAAAAAAAGTTTTGGAAATGGACTTGACAAAGTGGTGAAAATCACTATTGTTGATAGTAGATACAAAAAAGCGTTTTAGATAAGGAGAGACCAAATGAACGCAAACACAGAAAAAACAGTAGTTGGCAAGGCACTCTATTTAGAGTTCCGCAAAGACAACTACACCTACCAAATGGTTATCACGCCACCAGCGACTAACGCTGAAGGTGGGGTAATCCCGGCTTGTGTAATGGAGAGACGACTTTCGTCTTGGCATCCACGCAAGAACTGGAACTTTTCATCAGTTCCAACAACTGGGGACTTCGTTCTACCTCGTCAAGCGAGTGGCGAGTTCCAGCAAGAGACTGACCTAAATCGTGTAAAGCACATTTCTGCTACACACCTACACAGATTAGTTTCAAAAACCATTGACTCACTTATTCACAGAGATTGGAAGTTGTTCAAGCAACCAATCACAGTTGAGGCAACTTACAAGGATGTTGAACTTATCAAATCTGGTAAGACTTCAAACGAACTTGTTCGTAGGATTGAACGCTCTCGTAAAGCGTTTAATTTCCCAGAGGCGTTATTTGATGCACCTGCACCAGTAGCACCTGCAACACCAACTGTTGTCACCCTGACACCAGTAACTCCCGGCGTAGCAAGATAAGGAGACCAACCAAAATGACTACACCAAACACAAATCCAACCTCACAAGAGTGGGTTGAAAACCAGCGTAGGATTCACGAGAACCTACCAGTCATGCTCAGCGCAGTTGTTGGGCAAGTTCTAAATCCAGTTGTCGCATCTGACCTAAACTTAGGTTATGACGAGACAGCAGGTAAAGCAGTTATTCGCAATCGTGATAACGCCAACACTGAGAAAGCAGGAGTTCAAGTGACGCAAGTCGACGCTCTTGCTGGTGAAAGTTTTTATGTTCGCCCTAATGGACAGAAATACTTCACTCGTAAGTGGGGGCAACACACAGATGTTGAAGTTGCTCGTAGCCAGCGAGCAAGTGCGACTGGAAAGTCAATCTTGCTTTATGGTGCACCGGGCACTGGAAAGACAGCAATGTTTGAAGGTGCTTTTGGTGACGACCTAATCACAGTTCTTGGAACTGGCGACACCGAAGTTGGCGACCTAGTTGGTGGCTATGTTCAAACAATCGCTGGTGGCTTTGAGTGGGTGGATGGGCCGCTAGTGCGAGCAGCAGAAGAGGGCAAAGTCCTACTGATTGACGAGATTGGTTTGATTGACCCCAAAGTTCTTTCAGTCGTCTATGGTCTTATGGATGGTCGTAGAGAACTCAAAGTAACTGCCAACCCTGAACGAGCAATCGTTAAGGCTAAGGATGGTTTCTTCGTGGTGGCTGCTACTAACCCTAACGCTCCCGGAGTAAATCTTTCTGAGGCTCTACTCTCTCGCTTTGGTATTCAAGCAGAAATGACTACTGACTGGACACTTGCTCGTAAGTTAGGAGTTCCAGCACAAGCAGTAACTTGTGCACAGAACCTAGCCAAAAAGCAACAGTCTGATGAAGTCAACTGGTCACCACAAATGCGTGAGTTGCTAGATTACAGAGACATCTCTGCTGAACTTGGTGCAGACTGGGCAGTCTCTAACTTGATTGCCCAAGCACCAGTTGAAGACAGAGCGATTGTCGCTGATGTATTTACTCGTGTCTATGGCACAGAGTTCAAGCCAGCCAAAATCTAGGTCTCCGATTTTGGCTCGTGTGTGGGGTGGCTTACCCTTAGATTTCCGCCCCACACACACCCTAAAAATCTGGGAATAAATCTTGACATTTTTTAGTTTTATACAGTAAAGTAGTAGTAACAAGAAAAGGAGTTCAGAAATGAGCCACTACAAAGTAAGCACCAAAACCATTGGTCGCACCCACCCTGACTGGTTGAAAGTCAATGCCAGCGTTGGCAAGATTGTCAACAAATGGTCGCTACGCCAAGACCTAGTTGTAGGTCTAGTTGAGGACACCACCATTGGTGCACCTGCGTGTTTCAATCCTGCCACAGCAGAGATTGAAGTTTGTATCAGCAAAGCGTTTGGCAATGTTGAGCCAAAAGAAGTTGGCGAACTTACACACCGAAAAAATCAACTTAAGCACCCAACTGCTACTGGTGCTATTTTCCACGAGGCACTCCACGCTAGGATTTCTCGCTGGTCATTAGAGCAAGCAGCAAAAGATTTAGATGCAAGACACTTGCGTTTCTTGCATGCTATGGAAGAGGGTCGCATTGAGTATTGGGGTTGCGTATTTGTTCCAGAGAACAGATTGCTACTTCGTGCTTGTGCAATGGAAATCGTTATGGCAGAACTTGACGAGCAAGTTAAAAATGTTTCAAAAGTAGACGCTGCTGCCTTTACTGCTCTGCTCACTCTTGCGAGAGTAGACGCTGGCGTTTTGGATGCAAATGATGTTCCAGAAGTTGTTATGGAAATCCTGCACGAGGTTCTTGGTAAAGAGACCATTGACCAGTTGCGTGAAATCTGGAAAGAGTTCCAAGCACACAGCGACCACGAAAACGCATTACCACTTTACGAACTTACAAATCGTTTCATTGAAGTTCTTGATGCACGCAAAGATGAAGTTGGCGAGAAACCAACTGAAACACCAAAAGGTGGTTGCGAGTATCCGGGTGGAGAGAGTGGCACACCAGAACCGGGCACATCAAAGCCGAGCGAGGATGGCACACCTACACCAAGCAACGAACCTACTGACGAGCAAGTCAAGCAGTTCAAGAAGTTCATTGAGCAAGTCAAAGACGCAGTTGAAGAAATGAAAGACATTGTTCAGATTGCCAACCAAGACGACATCAATGACGAGATTGACATGGATGAACGCAAAGAAGAAGTCGAGCAAAGAGACAAAGCACACGAAGAAAAGAAACATCGTGACAAGATTGCTGACGAAGTTTTCTCTGCTGGTTCTCACATAACTGGAATTAGAACCAACTCTGTTCTTCAAGACTCTCGCTCACCTAAGCCAGAAGAACTGGCAGCAGCCAACAAAGTTGCTAACGCTTTGCGTAAAGCAAAGTATCGTGAGCGTTCACAAGTTCGTGCTGGTAGCGTTGTTCCACCAGGTCGCTTGCGTTCTCGTGCAGTTGTTCAGCGTGAGGCTCTTAAGGCTAAGGGCGTTGTATCTCCGATTGAAACTTGGAGACGCACACAGCGTAAGCAAACAGAAGACCCAACATTAAAGGTTGGCGTTATGGTGGACATTTCTGGTTCTATGAAACCAGCAATGCAACCAATGGGCATTACTGCGTGGATTATGTCAGAGGCAGTTCGTAGGATTCAGGGCAAGTGTGCAATGGTCTATTACGGTCAGAATGTATTTGCCACTCTTAAGCCGGGACAGAAGTTGGACAAAGTGAAGACTTTCACTGCCACCGACTCAACCGAAGAGTTTGCCAAAGCGTTCAAGGCTCTTGACAGTGGCTTGGGTCTAACCAGTGGAGACGGTGCGAGATTGCTCGTAGTTGTTTCTGACGGTAGATACCGTAGCGACCAGCAAGCATACGCCAAGCAGTTGCTCAAAGAGGCTGACCGTAAGGGCGTGGCTATCTTGTGGCTGACATTTGACGGTAAGACTGGCTACGCTAAGTCATACCTAGACGGAACAAGTGGCGAGATTGTATCGCTCAACAGCACCGAGTCGCCAGTCAAAGCAGCGCAGGTAATCGGACAGACCGCGGCCAAAGTGGTCTCGGCAATCGGCTCACGAGTCTAATCGGCTCGTGTAGAAGTAGGGGCTGGCAAGAGAACGGCTAGCCCTTACTTCAAACCTTAACGGCAAGCCTAACGGCTTGCCTTAGATAGAAAGAATAGGAGACTAACGGTGGGACAGTATCACAGATTAGTTAACATAGATAAGCAAGAGTGGGTAGACCCTCACGGATTAGGTCTAGGGTCAAAGCAGTATGAGCAAACGGGTTGCGATGCATCACTAGCAGACGCAATGTATGTGCTTGTAATGACAAGCCCTGATAGTGGTGGTGGAGATTTCCCCATGACAGACATTTCTGGTCGCTGGGTAGGCGACAGAGTTTTGATTGTGGGAGATTACACAGACAAAGACGCAGTGCCCGGATTTGTTGGGGCTGACGCTATTTATCAGTTGGCAGAGGCTCAATACAAAGACATTACCCCTGATGTTCGCAAAGCGTTGAGCAAAGTGTTCAGGATTGAATACAGCACAACGACTATGGGCAATCATACATTTTGGAACAGAGTTCTGGAATAAACCAAACGCAAAGAGTCCCCTGATTTTTCAGGGGATTTTTTGTTGCACCTGGGGTAATACTTTTTCCATGCGAGAGGTTTGTTCCATGCTTCGCATGGAAAAACCAATAACCTGCGTTTCCTTATGTTTTTTCTTCGTTTGAAGGTGTCGTCTTCTTGTTCGCTCAGGGCGAACAGAAAAATACTTGCCAAAGGGAAGAAAATGTCAGCGTAGTGTGTTATCTTTCTTGTATGGGAAATGACAAAACGATTGGAGACCAAATGCAATACTCAACTCTTTTTCCAAAGGTAACCCTAGTAAAGCGTTCACAGGGACAGCGTGGGCAGTATGGGGCTAGAAAAGCCTACATGATTTACATAAGGCAGTTAAACCCCACAGGGCGTTGGTGCGTCTTTATGTCTTGGGGCAGAGAAGAAGCACCTAACTCTTGGATGGGCAGTGAAAAGATTTTTGCGACAGAGCAGGAGGCAGTTGCTTTTGCTTGGGATAAGTTCTACGAAAAGATTGACAAAGGCTACACAGAAAAAGTCTTGAAAAATAGTTAAAAATAAACTTGACATTTGGGAATAAATCCTGAATAATCATAGTTATAGTTATTATAGAAGTTCTTTTGAAAGGAGAACAAAGTGGAAAGACTAGGAATCCACACTGAGTCAGCAAAGGCTCAGTTGCTAACAACCCCAATCAAGTTTGACTTGGCTGGTAAATCAGGAGTCACCATTGACTCTTTCGCTAACGCTGAGGGCGAGGCTATTTATCGTCTTCAATGGACTGACTATGTAGTAAATGAGTGGAACGAGTTTTACGCAACTCTTTCTCTTGCTCTTGCTCGCGTAGCAGTTCTATCTGCCTGTATCGAAGAAGACTTAAAGAACGAAGAAACATTGTTCTTTAAGAGCGACTCCGAGACTTTCGCAAACCACGCATACAACTTCATAAGCAACGAGGTGAAATAATGACTGACAACAGAACCCACCCTTGCCCAACTTGTGATGGGCAGATTCCGAACAACGAAACTCCCGGAGCATACCCCGGTGCTATCTCACGCAAGGATAACAAAACAGAAATCTGTTCTGCGTGTGGAATGAACGAGGCTTTCGCAGATTACAAAAAGCAACTCAGGGAAGTTTCTGGGATTGTTTGGCAGTCAACTGTTTTGGCAGAAATGGTTGAGCACCTAAACGACAACGAGATTTCATTACTCGTCAACGCTCTCAATGACGCAGTTGCCGAAATCTGCGAGTCCTACGACATAAAGTAGAAACTCTGGGTGTGGGGTTGCCAAGTGTCAGCCCCACACTCTATAATAAAATACATAACAACTCTCTTGAAAGGAGAACTGCCAAATGGCAAACTACTACGCAACAGAAAGAACCAACTACTTCTTGGTTAACAACGAAGAGGGGTTCTTAGAAGATGTCCAAACTTTTTTGGGCAACCACGAAATCCTTAGAAAAGAAAAGGATGGCAAAACTTATTTTGCGATTCTTGGGGATTATGAAAATGGGCAAGGGCTACCTGCTTATTACGAACACGAAGGCGACACATTTGAGTTAGAGTGGGCTGACTTTTTCAAAGCACACTTGGCAGAGGGTTCTGTCGCAATCATCATGCACGCTGGTAACGAGAAAATGCGTTATGTAATGGGCTGCGTTATGTAATGGGCTATGCTCACGCTTACAACTGGAAAGGCGAAGTTAAGACTATTGACCTGCGTGACATTTACGAACTTGCCAAAGAACTTGGCAACGACATTACAGAAGTCTAACCATTGACAAGCGAAAGCCACTTGCCCTATACTTGTAGGGTGAGTGGTAATCGCCATTCACAACAAAGTGTAAAATGATTTATAGAAAAGATTGAGGTGAAAAAATCATGAAGAAATACATTGTAGTTGCAGAAGTGAACTTTGAAGTTTATGACACTGACGAGTTCTCCGCTGAAAGACAGGGGCTTATTGCCCTAGCCAGATTTGTTGGCGACCCAGACGCAAGGGGGTATGACAACGAATACGCAGACTTGCCAACTCCGTCTATCCACCCAGTTACAATCAGGGTTGAAGACGAGAATGGAAAGTTCTTGGCTGGCTCTACACCAGCAACCTTAAACAAGGTTGAAGACAAAGAAGAAACAGCAGAGTAATCTGCCTCAAACAGAAAGACAAAGAGACAAATGAACCTAGCAATAGCACTCGGAAATACCATTAGAAAAATGCGAGTCGATAGGGAGATAACCCTAAGACAACTCAGCGCAAGGTCGCATACTTCGCTTGGGTATCTGTCTGAGATTGAACGAGGAACGAAAGAAGTTTCTTCAACAGTCTTGCAGAGTATCGCAGATGGTTTAGATGTTCCGCTTTACTTAATACTTTCAGAATGCTCAGTATCACTAATGTGTGCAGACGAAAGAGAAAAAGAAAACCGGGGCATGGAAAATCTAGTAGCCTTCTAAAAAACATAAGGAGAGACGAAATGAACACATTGCTGAGGCTATCTGCCGAATCCACAGTGGACATCTACCTACTTGCTGAAAGTGAGGAGTTGATTGCTCTAATCAAACAGAACAAGCCATACACCGAACTTTTGGAGTGGGTTAACGAGAACTTCTAGTTCTCTTAGAGCGAACAAAAAACTTTGGCGTTTTGGAATAAAATGTCAGTGTTGTAGGTTATAGTAAATGTATCAAGCAGAAATGCTTGGTGGCTAAACGAAGGAGATAGATACCAAATGAAAAAGCCACTAACAAACATAATCAAGGGCAAGACCGTAGAAGTTGGTTTTGACCACAATGTCCGAGTTGCATTGGACAAGTTCAGCGAGGCTCTGGAGGCTAAGAAGTTAGCCGACAAAGCCAAAGAAGAGGCTGAGGAAGTCTTAAGACTTGCTCTCGGTGACGCAGAGTTCGCTACCATTAGCGGACAAAAGGCGTTCAAAATGATGCAGGTAATTATGGACAGACCAGACCTTAAGAAACTTCAAGCGGAGTTTCCAGAGGTCTACACCGCAGTCGCAGTTGACGGCTCTTACGAGTTCATCAGAGCGATAAACTAAAAACTTGGTGGGCAGTGTTTCACTTCCTTTCAAATCACTGGCACTGCCCACCAAACAAACTCCGTTAGGTTTCACTTCCATTTTCCTAACGGCACGGCAAGCAAGAACCTGCCCTTTCTGTTTGCCAGCCCCTAACCGTATGACGCGGTTAGGGGTTTTACTTTTAACGGCTTGCCTAGAACGGCTAGCCCCTAACGGCTTGCCCTTTGTAGAAATGACGGCAAGCCTTTTACGCAAGCGTAGAACGCTTGACGGGAGACTTGACGGGTGCTTATAGCACAAGCGTAGAACGCTTGACGGGTCGCTTTTATGTAATAGACGCACACAAACCCTAACGGGTCGTGTTTTTGCACCTGCAGAAGCAGAGTGGCTGAGGGAGAAGAAATAACATAAGCAACGCACAAGAGGAAGAAGCAGAAGCAGAAGCAGAAGCAGAAGCAGAAGAAACAATGCACATTGCGAAATAAAGCATAAGAAAGCATGAGGCAAAAATCTGGGATACCAGATTTTCCATGCAACCCAGAAGTCCATGCTTCGCATGGAAAAATAAGGGACCCGGATTTTTACCTTTGAGATTTGGATGCAGAGGCGAAGATGAGATTTTTTTGTTCTTATGTTTTTAATTTGAGTTTGGAGAAGATTTTTTTGTTCGCTCTGGGCAAACAAAAAGTTTTCCTGTTTGGGAAGATTTTGTCTGGGGTTGGAGTTATTGTATGTATAGGAGGTGGAACATGAACCATAAAGTAGAGATACACATTGGCAATGTCAATGTGGGTAATCACTTCTTCGCTACGCTAGATGAGGCTAACGCCTTTGTTGAACTATTCAACTCATCTAAGCACAGCCTAGATAACTCGCTGGCTATGTATGTGAACGCTTACTAAATAGCCACCTGCGACCTGAGCAAGTCCTAAAACTGCTCTAAACCTATTCTTTGTAAGGAGGCGCTCAATGGTAAAGTTTTACTTTATTTTTGATGGCTATGGTTATCCACTCTGCGATACTCACTCTGGGGGATTGCAACTTGGGGTGGAAACTGACCTAAGTTGTCATGCTTGCGACAAACTCGCTCAGGCTGAGTAGTCGCCACTAAAAGTCGCTCACTAGAAATAGTGGGCGATTTTTTTTGCATCCGAACTTGGCTGGGCCGGGGATTCCATAGTGCATGGAAAAACAGGGGACCGGGAAACTTGATGCGTCTTGCCTCAACTTCTATTTATTTGTTGTCTTATGTTTTTTCTCCAGGGCCTGGAGGCTTCTTAGCGTTCACTGAGGGAGAACAAAAAAAGTTGGCACATGGGAATAAAAAAGTAATGTATTGGGTTATTATTTGTATGGAGGTGAAAAACTATGGATAACTTAGAGACAAAAGTCACGCTTAACAGCGACTGCACTTGCGTTGATGAAGATGACAACTTCATTGAAGAGTGTTTTGGTTGTTGGGATGATTCCAAGTATGACTTGGACTTACTTGTTAAAGAGGTTCAGGCTGATAAAGGCTGGACAGATGAGACAGAGGTTCAGGTTGAATACAGGGGAGTATCTTGGCGTAGAGTATCTGGCGATTTTGTTATGGCGTTCAACGCTGATGACTTAATCAAGAGGTTCTCGCTCAATGGCGACTTCAAGTTGGTATTTACTTATGCCAATGGCGAGTTGGTATTGGTTCGCTATTCTCATGATGAGCCTGTTGGGACAGGCAACATCACTTTCAAGGCTATCTAGTCTTGGCAACCTGAGCAAGTTGTAAAAAGGCTCAACACTACAAAAGTCTTAAGGAGGCTGATTATGGAGAACTCAAAAAGAACTCTGGAACTAGAAACTAAAACTGTCTACACAATGTTAGATACAATGGGGGACATTATCATTACTTCTGTCGAACTTCAAAAACAAATGGAGTTGGCTGGTAAAAAGATACCAAAAAAGTTATCTAAACAAACTCGCAAGATTATTCTGGCTCACGCTGATTTACAGATTGCAAATAAGCGTGTTGAAACTGCCGAGTTGGAGTCAATCTTCTCTATGGATTCATTCCAAAAGTAATCTCAAAACAAAAGTCCCGCGTTGGAAGACGCGGGATTTTTTGTGCCGTTTTTTGTGGGGTAGGGATTTTTCCATGCCATCCATGAGCATGGAAAAACACGCCACCCGGCTCCGACCTGAGATGGAGAAGAGTTCTTGTCAGTGTGCTGGTGTATCTCGGAAAAAACATAAGAACACCGAAAACCTGTGCGATAGGCAAAGATAACGATTTGGTAACGAAAGAAAAAAGTTTGCTGTTCGGGAATAAAAAGTCAGTGCGACCTGTTATAGTTAGTATGAAAGGAGGTAGTCAAATGACTATCACATCACCCACCCCGGCTCGCCCGGCCTCTGAAAAGCAGGTTGCTTTTCTCAAAACCCTTATTAGCGAAAGGGCAAACGACCTTGTTGTTGATTTTGCCACTCTCACTTCTAAGCAAGCCAGCGACCTTATTGGTTCGCTAATCTCCGCCCCACGCAACAACGCCCCTGTTGCTGAAGGTATGTATCGCAACGCCAATGGCGTTATCTACAAGGTTCAAGCAAGTCGAGAGACAGGCAACCTTTACGCAAAAGTCCTTGATGTTGCTGAACGCAAGTTCATCTACGAGCAGGGCGCTATGCGTGGTCTAACTGCCGAAATGCGTATGACTATTGAAGAGGCGAAAGCCTTTGGCGTTGAATACGGTTTCTGCGTATGGTGCGGTAAGTTCCTTACCGACCCTGTATCAGTTGCTCAGGGTATCGGCCCGGTTTGTGCGGGTAGGGTCTAATGGCTACCAACACCGAACCTAAGTCGGCTTGCTGTAACGCCGACTACCTGTGGCTACATTGTGACGAGTGCGAACTTGCGCTCAATGACGGTGAGGGTCACGACTTCGCTACTTGTTCAAACTGCGGTGCGGACATAGACGACTAAACACGGCTCGCCCCTAGAAAGCCCTTGCTGGAAACGGCAAGGGTTTTTCTTTATCTGGAACGGCTGGCTTGCTGAACACCGTTAGCAGTTCTAACGGCTCGCCTTTGACGGCAAGCCTGTATAAAAGCCAACGGCTAGCCTTTGACGGCTCGCCCTATAAGCCAACGGCTAGCAACTAACGGCTAGCCTTTAAAACACTAACGGCAAGCCTTTTTGACGGCTTGCCTTTTACAAACTAACGGCAAGCCTTATAAGAGATAAAAAGCCAACGGTGAGCCTTTTTACGAGTGGTATGTAGGTAGGCGTGAAAAAAGCCAACGGTAAGCCTTTTTAATGATTAATTACAAATAAAAATACAGAGGCATTGCGTCTGGAAAAGTGGAGAAGAAAAACGCAAGAGGGAGAAAAAACATAAAAATACGAAGACATGGGAGAAAAAATGCGAAAAGAGGCGAAAGGAAAAAAAGGCAACCCAGGCTGGCCTGGGGGACTTTATTACATAAGCATCTGGTTTGGAAGACTTGCATTTCTGGAAGATTTATGTAGTTCTGGAAGATTTGTAAAGATTTGTAAAGATTTGGAAGATTTGGAAGATTTGGATTTGGTGGGAAGTGGGCTGGAAGTGGCTTTGGGTCGCCTGTTTGGGCTGGAAGTTCGCTTCTGGTGGGCTGGACTTGGGTTCATGGGAGAAAGTTGGTTGGAAGGTCGCTTTCCGGGGGGGCCTGGGTAGGTGGTATTTCCATGCAGAATGTTATTAAAACCTCGCTCCTCTGGCTGAAATGAAGCCTCATCAACAATGGAAGTTCAGTTCTGTTTGGGAGAAGTTTATTCGCTCAGTGGGAGAAAGTTTGTAAGTATAAGAAGATGATTTACACATGTCAAGCGATTTGCAAAATTAATTTCGCATGTCTGCATGGAAAAACTGCCTGGGCGAACAAATAAAAACATAAGATTCATCAGTGTAAAGGTCGGATGGAGAAAAAAATGAAGAGAAGATTTCTTGTCAGCAAAAAATAACATAAAAATAAAACATGTATAAAACATGTTTGAGAAAAAGTCCAGAAGATTTCTTGTCAGTAAAAAAAATACGAGTGCGTGCAGTTCCAGGTTCCTGGAATTTCCATGCTTCTTATGTTTTAAATTTCTGCCTCTCGTCTGCTTCCTCTCATCAAATAGATTTGATTTCTCATTTGGATTTGGGCTGGGCTGTGCGTGCAGACATTTATAGTTCTGTTTGGGAGAAGTTTATTCGCTCAGTGGGAGAAAGTTTGTAAGTATAAGAAGATGATTTACACATGTCAAGCGATTTGCAAAATTAATTTCGCATGTCTGCATGGAAACCCAGGGGACCTGGAATTTCTTCTGCATCACGGGAATCTTTGCGTCAAGAAGTTTGTTGCGTTTGGAGATTATTATAACGATTTGATAACGACAGGAATAAATACGGGGGATTATCCGTTTATGTTAGTGAGATAGAAAGGAAGTGATTACTATGCCGATACTAAACAGCAAGGGCGAAGCCTTTATTGAGTGCGGGGGTTGCGGAAACCTATTTGACCCAAGCACCGAAGTAAAGATTTACGAAACCCACGACTGCGAAACCTACAATGTTTGTAGTGATGAATGCGGTTGTGGCGACCCCGGGTGCGACACAATAGCAAAGTAATAACTGAATACCGCAAGTGCCAACTCCATTCGGGGTTGGCATTTGTGTTTAACGCCGAAACCCAGAGAACGCAGGTGGATGCTGAATTATTTTGAGCCGGGGTTCCTAGAATTTCCATGCCCGGTTTTTCGTTTGGATACGCCGTCATTCGCTGTGATGAGTGGTGGGGCTTCCTCATCTATAACATAAGAGAACGCCGACTTGTGTGATAACGATTTATAACGATTTGATAACAACGCCGATGCTTGGGAAGTTTTTGTCGGGGGCGGGGGTTATTATAACTATGAAAGGTGGTGATTACTATGGAACTAAATGACGCGGGGCAACAAGTTGTTGGTGGTATTCCACAAACTAAACTTACGCCGAGTGACCTTGTTAAGTATTGGGGTGCGATTATTGGTGCGAACACCGATGGCGACCTAGCAACTTGGCAACACGACACAACTATCGTCAACATCTTTACCTCAAACCAAGATGGAACTTACGACTTCTCAACTTACATAGAAGAAGACTTAGAGGGCCGGGATTTGGATTTTGTGATGGAGATGGTCGACCAGCAGTTGTTTATCTAAACCAATGCCGAACCCTCTGGGAATAATTTGTCAGGGGGTTCGGTTATTATTCTTTTACACCGAGAGGAGGTGGGACTATGGAACTAACAGCAGTAGAAGAGCAAGCAGTAAAGGCTATCTACACCGATTATCACAATGGGACAACTAACGCCGATGAAGCGTTGCACGCTTTGGAGCAACTAATCAATGGTGGACTATTGCCTTGCGATAAGTGCGGGGAGAAGATAGAAGCAGATACACACGCCGAAGAACTTGGTATGTGCGTTGAATGCTCAAACGCTTTCTTTACTCACAAAGACGAGGCAAACTAACACCGAATCTTCCAAACACGACCCTCAACTCAGGTTGGGGGTTTTGTTTTGCTGGGCTCGGCTGGGTGGGCTGCCGAATTTTCCATTCCCTAAACGCCGTGTTATTTTATTTTTAGAAAAAGTATTGACATCCGCTGGGGCAATGTTTATAATAAAGTTATGCGAAAGGAGGAACTCATGCATGAATACGAAAAAACTTTACAAAAGTTATGTGCCGAACTTGTTGTTGAGCAAGGAAAGAACGCGGTTTTTGACTTCGTGAAGCAAAATCATAGAGAACTGAGTTGGTATTTCTGTCTGGAATGCAAAAGTGAGTGTCCTGCGACATCAAATCAAGTTTGTTTGGTGTGCGGTGCAAACATTTTTGATGAAGACGACCCAACCATCTAAAAAGTATCCCGTATTGGAGAAAAAAGCCGATGCGGGATAGTTTTTTGTTCGCCATGGGCATGGAAAATGCGGCGACCCTGACTTGACTTTTGTTTTATTATCTGGGACAATGTAATCAACAACCAATACCGAAAGGAGATGAAAATGGAATACGAGTTTCTATTTACGATGTGGGAGTGCACCGCTTGTGCTCACCTTTACAATAACGAGCAAGAAAAATGCACGAACTGCCACAACGAGTGCAAACCTATAAAAATTAAAGGCGTAAGAGCCTAAACCCCCGTTATCAAATTGTTATGAACTGCCGATAGAAATACTTGACTAATTTGTGCCGTAGGGTATAGATTTGCTGTATGGCAACAAAATCTCTCGGAAAGGAGAACGCAATGAAAATTGTTATTGCTTTGCTAGGTATGTGGTGTTTTTGGAATTGTCTTCGCATCACCGACCAACTCGGACACGCCTTTATCTTTGGTGGAAACTTACCTGCTCTATGGGCTGGGCTTTTGCTTTTCTTCTCTGGGTTTGTGGGCTGTGTAGTGTATCTGTTTGGAAACAGGGAATAAAATGTCTGCCGTTTTAGTTATAGTAATTATCAAGAAAGGAATTGATAACTAATGGAAAAAACAAAAATAAGAGTAGAACTGATTTCTACTTCCGACCCTTATACAAATCTAACTAAGGGTGCATTAGGAACTAAGGTGATGGAATACATTGACCCTTGGGGATACCGAACAATTGTAGTGCAATGGGACAATGGCTCTAACCTAAGTCTTATCGAAGGTTCGGGAGATAGTTGGAGAGAGATTACGGAAGTGGTGGATAATGTATAACTATTCATCAGCAACTTATACAGTCACTCTGACCACAAACTCTACGAGTTACATTACGAGTGTTACAACACCGACAACTGACCAAGAAGAAATTATTGACTTGGCGATAGAACGCATAAAAGAAGAAGATGGTTTTGACTTATCTAATCACAAGTTAGTTGATACCGATGTAGAAGTATTGGAAGTGTGGGACTAATGAGTGCTACCGATTACAACGACCTAAGCCGACACATAGGACACGATGTAGTAGTTGTGACCTATGCCGATACTAATGTCGCCATTGAGTGCGAAGAGTGTAGTGAAGTGCTACTGGACTTTGACAAAGAAGTTGAGTGCGAGAACCACACTTGGACTTTACAAATGAACATAGCCAACACCCCGACACAGAACTGGTGCGAAGAGTGTGGAGCAACTGAACCTGCCGACCCTGAAGATGTGGCAGAACAAATCCGACTATTAGGAGAGAACGACTAATGAACGATAAAGAAAAAGAACTAATCAACAATAAAGAAAAAGCGTTGATAAATGTTAGAACCATTCAGATTTGTTTGCGTATGGGTTTGACTATGGAACAAATTAAGAAAGTGCTGGATAAAAATGAATCAGGAAACTAAAATCAACACCGAAAGATTATCCCCTGAGTTTTATGTCTGGGAAACTGGATACGAAGAAGTCTGGGCTGATAAAGATAATCCATTTTTCGTAGTGCGAAATGGCGAAATGCGTATCCACAAAACCGAAAAAGATGGAAGTGTAAAGATAATCAGATACACCGATGCTTTGCTAAAAGAAATCAGCAACGATGGGGAACTTAGCAAATTGTATGAACAAGATGAAGAACTGCTAACAATAGTTATGAACCCTTGGTTTGAGATTTACTCTATCCATCACACCGACTACTACTCTGAGCCGTTTTCTGAACTGGACAAGGCGATAGATTACGCAAGAGAAATGCTGGTGAAGTATCCCGATGGGATAGTTACCGACTAAAAGAGAGAAAGAGAAACTGGCTTGGGAAACCGAGCCTTTTTCTTTATGCCGAAGATGGCGTGGGCAGCCTGTTTTTCCGTTCACAATGCTACCTTTGTAGCATGTCCTTTCACTCTGCTACACCGATAAAACTGCTTGACGCGTTTGATGAACGCATCTCTTTTCTTTACTTCCTTTCAGGTGGGGTGCATGATGGGAGAATAGTTCTGATTTCCTCGTTGGCGAGGCAGGATTATGAAGAAACAAGTGTCTTTCTCTGTAATGATTTGGAGGGAGATGATGTGGACTGGGGTAATTCGTTATCAACTATCCCGTATGTGGATACCGAAGATGCACTCAACAGGATAGGATACACAACGAAGATTTCCTCTTGACATGGAAAAACCTGCCGCCTACAATAAAACACAAGACGATAATGACAAAAGGAGATGCCGATGGGCACGACTGTTGATGGATTGAAGCCGACTCACGCCGTAGGAGAGTCGTTCAGTAGAAATGTGTGGGGCTGGACTCCACTGAAGAACTATGTTCTTGAAAATCACAACAAATACGAGAAAGCCTTTCTTGATGGCAAACTCACTAAACTCCAAGCAAGCAGACTGGCCGATGCTCTGTTTGAAGACATCGCAAGTGGCAAGGCCGAGAAATATGCCGATAACTTTATGCTCACTGTAAAAGCAGAGCCAACTGTCGTATGTGAAATCTGTGCTGGCACTGGTATTCGTGCCGATGAACTTGGAAAAGAAAAGGGTATGGACAAGATGGAGTTAGTGGCTCTGCTTGCCGAACAAGTTGGTAGGACACACGGATATTGCAATGGCTGTGGTGGGTTTGGCTCAAGGAAGACCAACAACAGTAGTTATTACTTAGAAGTAGAAGATATCCAAGAGTTCGCCGAGTTTCTCAAAAACTCAGGTGGAGCAAACTGGTAAAAAATCTTTTGCGACACGCTTGACAAATGTCAGTGCCGTTGTGTAGATTTCATATATACCAAATGGTAACAACAAACGATTGGAGAAAATACTATGGGTATGGATGTATATGGCAAGAGCCCTAAGAACGAAACTGGCGAGTACTTCCGCCGTAATGTTTGGGGCTGGCGACCACTCTGGGACTACTGCGTTGATAACTTCAACGACCTAGTTGGCGAAGTATCTGGACATTACAACGATGGCGATGGATTGAACAACGCTGGCAGTTTGGAACTAGCACGCCGAATTAGAGAACAACTAAAAACTGGTGAGGCTAAGGATTACATTGAAAAGCGTAATTCTCGTTTAGCATCACTTGAACGACCTAACTGCGAACTCTGCCAAGGAACTGGTATTCGTACCGATGCACTTGGCGTAGAGCACAAGATGCCGATTAGAGAACTTTCACCTGAGATGGCATCACTAACTAATCGCACACATGGTTGGTGTAATGGTTGCGATGGCGAAGGTAAGAAAGATGCGTGGGAAACTTCCTACTCACTTGACCTTGATGATTTAGAAGAGTTTGCCGAGTTCCTAGAGAACTCTGGTGGATTTGAGATTTGCTAATGAAAGAGCAAACACAACTCACGAAAGGAGGGGTAAAAGTGAGAGCAAATATGACAAAAAAGAACGCCGATGCTAGTTGGGATTGGTTTGTTGCTATGTACACAAAGCGTGGCTACAAATCTCTAAACCAATTTGCGATGGCTACTGGAATGCAGAAAAGCAGTCTAAGTAGATACTTCCATCAGCAACGACAGTTGCCGTCAGGTATGATGGCAAAACTCTGCCAAGAACTCAAAGTCACGCCAAACGAGATGATGAAAGCACTTGGTATGTGGCAGTAAACCCCGCTATTTAGTAGCAAACACCTGAGCCAAGTGTCTAAACTGGCTCTTTTTACACATAAACACCGATTTATGTGGGTAAAATATTACCTATAACTGAATATGTATTGGGAGAACCAAAACAAACAACGACCAAGTACTAACTAACAAGGAAAGGTAGGTCGCCTAATGAAATGGTTGCTGACAATAACAATGGCTTTGTTGCTCAATGGGTGTGTATCATCTTCGGCAATAGCAAGTCAGTTAGCAAAAGATGAAGTGACAAGGAGTGTGGAAACTCAACAAATTGTCGCATCAAAGAACATTTTCAATAACCCCGTAATATCTAAATCCACTTCGTTTGCGAAGTATGCGGAAAGTATTGAAAATAGAAAAAAACTGAATAAAGTCGTAATCCGATTAATACACCGAGTAGGTAAAACCCCCTATGTTCCGACTGGTTCATCTATTTATGGGTGGGACTGCTCTGGGATGGTCAGATGGGCTTACGAGCAACTGGGTGTAGAAGTACCACACTCAGCAACAGCACAAGCGTATGTTGGTGAAAGAGTATCTAAGAAAGAACGAAAAGTTGGAGATATAGTAATCTTTGGCTATCGTGGCTCTAAGAGTTTCTACCACTCCGCTATTTACATTGGTAAGGACAAGGTAGTAAATGCCAATCGTGGATTTGGTGGAACTCACATACAGCCACTCTCCGATTACGAAAACAACAGAATAATCTATGTTCGGGTAATACCGACTGCGTAAAGATAAACTTCAGGAACTCCCCGTCAGAAATGGCGGGGATTTCTCCTTCCTGGGCCGCCATTTTTTCTGTGCGTTTCCACTTGACAATGGGAATAAATTCCTATAAGTTTTAGTTATTGAATACATACCGAAAGGATTCAAATGAAAACAATGATTGTTTCAATACCACTGGGACTGGGGCTACTTGCTTTGGGGCTCAGTATCAAGGCTGGCACACTGTCAATCAGTGCCGATAAGTTAGCCATACTCCTATCATCAATCACTCTTGTAGTTGGGGGTTTTGCTGGGCTCATCTTTGCTTGGCAGAACAGACCACTGGCTCTTCGTAGAAATGTCAGGAGCAGAAGATAATGACTACACCGATTATTATTGACACACAAATCGCAGAACTACTTGCGTCTATTGAGTCAAAGAACATAAGCATCCACTCACTGAATCAGTCAATCGAGTACAACAAGAAGCACTCTTGGATGGGCAAAGAAGTGGAGCAAAAAGAAATCAAACGAGATGCTCTCGAAAAAGAACTTGCCGTCGACAAGGAAAAACTGGCAGCCCTCAAGGCACTCTACACAGGATGGTCCCGTGCCTACCTTGTGCGGAATAGCAATGGGCACATTCACAAGAGTCGTAATTGCGGAACCTGCTTTCCTACTACTCAGTATGTTTGGCTTACCGAGATGTCAGGTCGAGATGAACTTGAGATTGCGTTTCTTGCTGGCGAGAAAGCCTGTACTGTTTGCTATGCTCACGCCCCATCTGCTTACTTCCTCAGACAATGCGAGTTGGAAGACCCAGAGGTAGTAGAGGCACGCCGTCTTCGTCAGGTTCGTAAGGCTGAGATTGAGGCTAAGCGTTTGAAGACTGGTATCTGGAATCCAGATGGCACACCGCTAGTAGTGCTTGAATACGCATTTAGCAGATACAAGACTGAGGTCAAGGCAGAGCGTACTGCTCAGTCAATTGCCGTCAATATGCTAGTTGGTATTCAAAGCATGGGTCGCACACCTGAAGAGATTGAGCGTAGCCAAGAGTCACTTGACACCATCTTGGTTGCTTTGGCACACAAGCGAGGAACTTCGGTTGAGGAGCAGAGAATTCTAATCCAAGCCAAAGCCGATGCTCAAATCAAAAAGAACAAGCGTAATTATCCAGATGTAAATTGGACTACAAGATAAGAGTTTTGGCTTAGGTTATAATTGGAATACTTACAGTAAGGATTATGATGGCTGAAGACAAAGCACAACCAGTGCCGACAGACATTTCTCAAATGTCCCCTAACGATTTACACGCTCTTATTGAAAAAGAGGGTAAGAACTTCGTTCAACAGACTGAAGAGGGTGACATTGACATCAATGAGTACCTAGCATCAGAGCAGTTCGACTTGCCTAGACTTCTAAATCTATTCTTCGCTTTTGAGTATTTTCATCGTGCAGGGTCAAAGCAAGCAAACTTTGATTCTAGATACGGATTGCTATACGAACTTGTATATGCTGAACTAGGAAAACTTCTCGGTACGCAACTATACGGACCAGAATATGTGATTGGTTTATAGCCAACCGCCAATAAAAAAGAAAGACAGAAAGACAAATGAATTTACAAACAATTCTATTACTACCGATTGCTTACTTACTTGTTGTAAGCATCCCGTTGCTAATCACCGATATTCGCGAGAGCAGACTAAAGAACTCTATTGTTTTTCCAGGCTACCTAGTGTGGTTAGTGTCTGCCATTGCTTATACCGCTCTATCTGGAGATTGGCTAAATGCTTTAGTGCTACCACTTGCTATTGGACTACCGCTATTAGTTGGGCTAACTATATTTAATATCAGGACCGATGCTATTGGTATGGGCGATGTCAAACTTATTGTTTTGATGGGTCTGACTTTATCTTGGAAGAGCCTATGGGTTTGGCTTACTATTCTAGTAATTGCACTATTCATTGGTCTAGTAGTTACTGCGGTGCTTGCTTTTAGAAAGAGATACCCAGACACTATCAGTTACACTATCCGTTTAGGAGTTATTACTTATCTTGTTTACATTACTCATTTGCTGGTGCTATTCACAAAGTAGTAGTCTGTAAGAGAGTGTCAAGAGAAAAAGAAAAGCGAGTGAATTTAAATGAGCATAGATGCTTATGATTACGGAAAGCAAGATGGCAAAGCAGAAGAAAGACAAAGATTAGTTGATGTAATCAAGTCTTACCGATGCGAGTGTGTTGACATGACATACGAGCAAATGGAAGTTGCTTACCCAGACCCTAAGAAAAGATTTTTTGAACACGGGAACTGTGGCTTCATTGACATTGATTGGCTTATTGAACAACTTGAAAAGGGAGAAGAAGATGTACCGCCTACTACACTGGATTAGTGGAATAGCATTTAAAGTTGCTCACTGGGCTCAGTGGCAATCAACTAAGTTTCCACGCAAGAAACACCGAAAAAGGTATTTGACAAATGTCATAGGATATGCCTATGATTATCTTGTTGTAAAGATACAACACCTAAAGACGAAAGGACACTAGAAATGTCAAAGAAACTAATTTCAATTAGCGAAGAGCAGTTACAGTTTGCCGTAGGGCTTACCGAGTTTGCTTTGAGGCAACTAAATCTGAAACACGATGAATCATACTCAGGCGTAGATAAATTGCTATACACGACTTGGATTGTGTCAGCAGAGGAATTGCTTGAAACGCTCAAAGCCGAAAACGCACAAAATGAGCCAGAAACGCTTGTAGAGGACATTGAACGCCCAGAGGCGTAAAAAACTCTATAAAAGACCCTAAAAGCCCTGTTTGCCCCTCGCAAGCAGGGTTTTTAGCATACGGCTTATGCTTGACAGGATTATAACAAATTGGTAACATTATCTAGTTAGCGACAAAGGAGAAGAAATGACAAAGAAACTAACTATCGCATATAGCGACGACTACCTGAACTGGAATTTAGGTTCGGGAGATGGCTCACATCCAACCAAGCCTATCCGTGCCAAGATTGCTACCGATTACTTGGTAGATGAAGTGGGTGCGGACAATGTTGAAATCATTGAACCTGAATTCAAAGATGAGGACAGAGAGAAGATTGAATCTATCCACGACCCTAACTATGTTTCAGAGGTTATTGATGAGGGTAGGTCTTATGACTGGCTTGGCTTCAAGCCTGAGATGGGGCATACCGCTGGTCAGATGTTTTCTGGAACAGTAAGACTGGTTGAGAAGATACTCGCTGGTGAAACTCAAGTTGGCTTCAATCCACAGGGAGCAAAGCACCACGCTCAATACGGATGGAGCGAGGGCTTCTGCGTGTTCAACGATTTTGCCTGGGCTGCCAAAAATTTCGTGCAGAATGGGCTCAAAGTTGTTTACATCGACTGGGATGTGAATGCTGGTGATGGAGTGCAGAACCTACTTGCGGATACCGATATTCCAACTTTCAGTATCCACGGACACGGAATCTACCCAACTCACTCAGACACATGGCTTCGTGAGGCTGGAGTAGATGGCAATTACATCTATCAAAATGACGAGCAACACTGGTATAACTACTGCTTACAGCAAGGCGAGGGCGACCAAGCGTTCAAATGGGCAATTGATGAGATTGCTAAGAAAGTTGCCGAGTATAAGCCAGATGTAATCTTGCTTGCTACTGGTGCTGATGGACATGAGGAAGAGCATTGGGGGTTGAAATATACCTACGATGGCTACGCTTATGCTTCAAAAGTAATTGCTGAACTAGCAAACAAGTTTGCCGATGGGCGTGTATTGATTGGTGGTGCTGGTGGGTATCAACCACTCACACATACACCGAGAATATGGGCTAATGTCGTCAAAGACATCTACGAAGGAACTCAAAAATCAGAGTAGATGGTAGGATTGCGTTGTGTGGGAGCACTAATCGCTCTCATGCAAAGCATCTTACACAGAAAAACTGGCCACCCAGGGTAAAACAGGAGTTGAAATGGACATCTTCGTCGTTATTTTAGCAATTTTAGGTTTTCTTGTCATCGTTTGGCTAGCAATAGCAGTCGATAAGAGGACAGAACCGATTGAATACACGGATGAAGAGGAAATTTCAGCACTTTTAGGTGTTGTAATGCCTAAAAACGAACAGAAAGAAGAAAAATAGATGCCAAGTTGGTTGATTTTACTCAGAGATTTGGTTTGGACATCAATTTTTGCGATTATAGCCGTCATTGCGACTATTTTCATCGCTATTTTTGCTCCAAGCAACATTGGATTGATACTTGGGACAGGATTGTCAGCAATTTCGCTCTCAATTCTCTCGCTCCGAGGCTAGTTATTCCAATAGCAAACACAATTGAATAACATTTGTATTACAGATACAATTTCAATAGAAACCACAGACCCATACGGGTCATTACATAGAAAGATAAAAGAAGAAATGACAAAGATAAAGAAAGCAAATCAAAAGTTGCCGTTTTACATCACTTCATTGCTCAATTCCGCTAAGCCAGCAGATAGAGATAACATAATTCGTTCATTGAGTAACAATGGATGGACACTAAGTGCTATCTCTCGCTCAGTTGAACTCAGTAGAGAGCGTGTTCGTCAGATTTGTGAAACACCAATTGATGGACCAATGCCACCTGACTTCACTAACCCAACTCCACCGATGTATCCAGCAAAAGTGGAAAGAGAGTTTGTTGAGCCATCGCCTGAAATCCTAGAATACATAGGAAATGGTACAAGTCTTCTTGGCTGTGGAGATGGTTCTGTTGGATTAGCCACTGGAACAGCAACTACTTATACTAACTGGCAATACGGGTCAGTTTTTCTAACTAATAGATACAACTGGCAGAGTAATCCATATTGCTCGCTCACGATTAGGGTAATTGAGTAATACCGAAACTTGTTCGCCAATAGTGAAACCCTTGACAAATGTCAGGGGTTTTCACTTTACTGCGATACAATACTTGTATGAACAACATAGAAAAACTCTCAGATAAGTTATACACCAAGTACTACCAAGGCGTGCCTTGGGACAGGCTCACCGATGAAGAAGCCTGTATGTCTATTGGAAAAGCAATTACTAAAGTGCTGAACCAGATAGTCGCTACCGAGAAAGAAAACCTGATTGCCCCTGTTCGTGGTATGAATACCGCTAAGAAAGAAGCATTGATTAGGCTCTCAGTAGATATCGCAAATCGTGGCATCGAGTTGATGCTGAAGAAAGAACGAAGCAACTAACATCTCCATCCACTGGGCAAGTTTGCCTGGGTTGCCATTTTTTCTGTGCATTACAATAGATTCATGGCCAAATCTATAATGGAACAAATCGCTCTTCTGCCTGATGCAGAGAGAGCACTCGTCTTATCTGGCATGGATGCCGATACTCTTATGTGGGATTGGTCAGTCTGGGGCAGACCTGAACAGCACGCTCCCGTAGGTGATTGGGCAGTCTGGATGTATCTTGGTGGTCGTGGTGCTGGTAAGACCCGTGCCGCAGCCGAGTGGGTGAGAGAGCAAGCCAAATACACTAACACGGGTCAAAGGCGTTTTGCTTTGGTTGCGAGAACAGCAGCAGATGTGCGAGATGTAATCGTTGAGGGTGAGAGTGGAATTATGAATGTATCTCCACCTAGCGAAAGACCATTGTATGAACCATCAAAGCGAAGACTAACTTGGCCTAATGGAAATACTGCTACTTGCTTTACTGCCGATGAGCCTGACTCTTTGCGTGGTCCACAATTTACTCACGCTTGGGGAGATGAGATTGCTGCTTGGCGACAGACACCTGACGCAGCAGGTATGACTGCTTTTGATAACTTGCGTGTAGGAACTCGTCTTGGTCGTAATCCACAGATTATGGTTACTACTACACCTAAGCGTGTTCCATTGCTCTACAAGTTGATAGAAGAAAGTAAGAACACTGGTCGTGTAGTTATCACTCGTGGTTCTACTCTTGATAACTCTGGAAACCTAAGCGTTGCTTATCTTGATGCTATTACGGGTGTCTATGCTGGAACTCGTCTTGCTCAACAGGAACTTTATGGTGAGATGTTGGATAGCGTTGAGGGTGCTTTGTGGAATGATGATTTGATTGAGGTACATAGACAGAACGCTCTACCACTGAACACACCACTGCGTTGTATTGGTGTTGACCCTAGCGTTGCTGAGAACCCTAGAGATGAATGCGGAATAGTTGTAGTCGCATCAACTGGTGAGAGAGATTTGTATAAGCGTCAGGCTTGGGTATTAGAAGATGCTAGCGTGTTAGGTTCGCCTGAAGTGTGGGCTAACCGAGTAGTTGCTATGGCTCGCAAGTGGGGCTGTCCAGTTATTGCTGAAGTCAATCAAGGTGGAGCATTAGTTCGTAATGCTATCAACGCCATTGACCCTAGTATCAAAGTATTAGAAGTCCATAGCAAATACGGAAAGCAACTTCGTGCTGAACCAGTCGTGCTTGGCTATGAGCAAGGGCGTGTCCATCACATTGGATACTTACCTGACTTAGAGAGTCAGATGCTAAGTTGGGTTCCGGGTGAGGGTAGGTCGCCAGACAGAGTAGATGCTTTAGTTCACGCTCTTACCGCTCTTATGATAAAGCCACCAGCAGGGTTTGTAGGTGGCAAACTAACTGCTAAGTCTATGGCTGGTCGTAAAATACCAGATGCTAGAAGTAGTTTCTTTAGAGTTAGATAAGAAAAATCCCCTGCCACATTGACAGGGGATAAATCTTAGTTTCTCCAGATTGCTAACTGCTTTTCATCTAAGCCGAGTAAGTATCTCTCAAAGTTCTTATTACATAGAACCCAAGATGAACGCTTCTCTCTCATCAGTTTGATAGCATCTGCTGGCTCATAGCCGTCACGAATTAGAACCAAAGCCATAACTAAACCGCTACGATTTAGTCCAGCCTGACATCTAATAAGAACTCTCTTACCAGACTTCCAATCTTTATGAGCCATCTTAACTATGTCCAATAGATTTTCTACTGGGTCAAAGTCAGTTAGCGAACTATCATAGAAGCCGAACCTAAGTTCCTTGACGAACCAATCAACTGGGTCAGCACTTGCGTAAAGTGTATAGACGCAATCAAAGTGTTTCTTGCTAATCTCTTTGCCGATAACATCTACTTGCTCAAACCAGTCTTCATTGCCATAAGCATCAAGTGTTCCACCTTGCCATAGGTCAGGCAAAGTTTCAGTCCATAGAGATTTAGGCAAATCATTGTGCCGTGGTCGCTCAAAGTCAGACAGATTATTTCTTGTTGGTAGTGTCATTTGTAATCACTCCTTTCGTTTGTTTATAAGTGATACCACTATTATTACAAACAGATAACTATTTGTCAAGTGGTTTAGATAGATTACTTTCTATCACTACTCTATCTATAACCATACGGATAGGCTATTTATTCCCAGATTTCCTTGCCGTTCCCAGTTATTTACTTAGTCGCATATACACGGGTGTCGCCCAGTCCGCCCCAGATACACGGCTGCTCACACACCGACACACACACAAACAACATAGGGTTTCTCCCCTGGGTTACCAGATTTTCCTTTTCTTTTTGCCCCATCTGAGCCCGTGTGTCCTTAGAAACATAGCATCTTATGTAATAACTGGTATAGCAAGCCCGCTTTTCTCCGTACTTGCTCCCGAATGATAATGCGGTCAGCCAGTTCTTATGAATTGTATTTGTACTGCTCGTCTGGGCTTGTCGGCAGGTCGGTATGCCAACTCCCACCATCTAAGCCCTGTTTTGAGGCATTTAGTTAGGTCAGGCTAACCTAAGTGCCTAAGATAGCCTACTCATAGGCTTTTCTTAGCCTACTAATAAGTCTTAGATAGGCTATGTAGAGCCTAGATAAGTCCTAGATAAGTCTTACATTGCTTCTTCTAAGAACAAATAAGTCATCACAAGTGCTCACATATGTCAAATAAGTCATAAATAAGTCATAAATAGGCTGTTTGGTCGCTAAAATCGGCATAAAAACGGCATTTTTTTCGGCATTTTTGGCCGCTTCTCGAAACAAATTTCGATGTGCTCGCCAGTAACCGTAGCCATCTCACCCGCCAAAGGCAAAAAACACTAATGTATCTTTTTTCTCCGTCAGTAATAAGTTTTTATCGCATAAGGGCCGCTCCCGGATTTTCCAAAAAAATCGCTTCCAATACACAGTGCTAAACTCAATACATTATGAGTAAAGATAGAGAATACGCTAGAAACTATCAACTCGGCCAAGACGAAGTTGATTTCATCAACGCCCTTACGAAAAAAGCAAAGTACTACCGAGCCAAGCAACTTTTTGATGCGGGTTGGTCGCTACAAGCAATAGGAAATGCGTTTACGCCAACGCAACAACGCTCCACTGTTCAGTATTGGACAACACAGGCTAACCCAGCCTTTGCCACAAACAAACCAGTTCCATCTCCTTGGGGCGGGTTCGCCGACGCTCCTATGCCAAAACCCGTAAAAGGCTATCAACTCAAACGCCCTAAGTCCCCCGGTATTACACAAGAAACACAGAAGCGTTAACCGAGCCATTGCTCGTAGATTGGGTAAGTAATGAAAATAATTCACGACATCTTTCCGTCTCACCTAAGCGTTGCTCCAACCGATTATTCAGACGATGTGTTTTCAATTGAGGCTCAGGGAAATCCAAAGGGCGTTTTTTACCGAGACATTACTCGTATAGTAATTATTGAAGATGAAAAAGGTCTAACGATTTGGGTCGCTCAAGATTCACCAACAGGTGCTCAAATTATTTTCCAAGAGCGTTTATCAGAATTTTACAAAGCGGACAAACAAGAGCAGGTGTCCAGAGCAAAAACCATAAGCGGAAAACTCATAGCGTTTCAAAAAGACAGCAACTGTGGATGCGGGTCTAGGCTCAAGAGTTGGAATCCGTATCGCACACTTCACTCCGTAAAGGACCAGTTCTAATGTTTATTGACCCATTTACTTTTATTCTTATTGCCCTTGCCGTTTTCAGAATTAGCAGACTAATTATTGAAGACCAAATCTTTGAGCGTTTGCGAGAAGCGATTTGGAAAAAGTTTCCACCACATACTTGGCTAGGTTATTTGATTACTTGTTATTGGTGTTTGAGCATTTGGATTTCATCGGCTTTCGCAATTTGCTATACAATAGTTCCTGTGGCAACTGCTATCGTTGCTCTACCTTTTGCATTATCAGCAGTTGCCGCACTCATTTCCAAGCGTCTAGACGACTAAAGGAGAACACAACTTGGGCGTTTTCAGGCGTGATAAATCACCCGCAACAAATACTCCACAGCGTGGTATTCGTGCTTCTAATCCAGTAGCGAATACTCTCCCTGCTAACTCTGTTTTTCTAAAACCAGTTCCTAACGCTGCCCCGTCTGCCCCTTACAACGCACCTAGAGCATTGACCGCTGCGGCTGCTCAACTAAAAATTGGCGACAAGTCCGAAGCCGAGCAATTCAAAAATCGTAGGGCAGCAGCGTCGTCTGCTTGGCAATCAGAAGCGTGGGAATACTACGACGCAATTGGTGAAATCAAATACGCTTTCAATCTTGTTGCTAGCGTTGTTTCTCGTATTCGTCTTTATCCAGCAGTAGTTTCTAATCCCGCTGAAAGCCCAAGTCCAATTAGAAATGTTGAAGCCTTTGACCAGCGTATTGTCGCTGCCGCTGAGCGTGCTCTAGCAAGACTTGATTCAGCGTATGGCGGTCAGGCTGGTCTGCTAAAAGACGCAGCACTAAATCTCCAAGTAACTGGTGAGTGCTACCTAAGTCAAATTCCTCAACGCCCTTCAGATGGAACTCCAGAGTCTTGGGATATTCGTTCCGTTGATGAAATCACAGTTGATAGCAGAGCAAATGTTGTTATCAGTCCTAGACGAGAACTAAAGACCGCTGGTGGTGGAACTCAAAAGGGCGTTTATGTTTTGCCGAAAGGTGCGTTCATTGGTCGTATTTGGAAAGCACACCCACGCTTTTCCGAAGAAGCCGATTCATCAATGCGTGGAATTTTAGACTTGTGTGCTGAACTTCTACTTTTGAACCGCACATTCCGTGCAACGGCGCGTTCCCGTCTGAACGCTGGTGCGCTCTAT